TATTCATCTTTAATAGGATCAAGTTTCTCTATTTTATTTACTGTATCTTCTAATACTTCTTGTAATACTAATCTGTAAGCTCTTATAGTTCCAGCTTTCTGTTTACTTTCTATTCCAGCAAAAAAACCCTGTGTCATTACAGAAACATTGATAGGTATTATCATCAACCAATCCCAGTAGTTGTTTTCTTTTGCACCAGCTCCATAGTTATTATGGTAATCTATAATAACCTTCAAAACTTCTTGATATGATTTATATTTAGATTTAGTTCCTATATCTTGAGCAAACCCATCACACACCGACAAAAAACTTTCTATCGTTTGTTTATGCTGTTCATTTGCATAAATTGGTGTAGTCATACGACAAAGTTAAAAAAAAAGTTACTCTATTCCTAAATCTAATTTTAAGTTTTTAACAAAGGTTTTGTAATAACCTATCTCAGTTTCATAATCTACTCTAGTCATTTTAACACTTGAACGTGATAAAATAAATAAATCTTGAGATGTACTTTTACCATACTTTGCATCTAAATTATTACCAAATTGCCATTGTTTGCCCTGATCAAACATGTTGCATTTTACACATTGTACTTGACAATTATGCTCATTCCATCTTGTAGCTGTATGCCTTCTTGATTGAAAGTGGCCACATTGTAACCTCTTGTAATGGTCTATCTTACCACATGTAAAACACTCAGTTATACCACCAGTACTTGCGTTTCTCAACCTAATATATAAGCTAAACCACTTATCTAGTTCTTTTTTTAGTTTACTTATTGATTTCATTAATACTCAAAGTAACCACGCTGTTTAGGTACTTTACAGCTATTATCTATAGGATATCCCAGCTTTTCCTTCATGTGATTTGTAAGTTTTGTTTTTCTCTCATAATACCTTTCACCCCTAAGCTTCTTATTTTCTTCTTGTACTTTTCTACGCATCCTAGTAATACCTTCAGTATTATGTAGTTTACCTGTAGCAAACAAACACAAAAACTCATAAGCTGTAATTTTATTTACATCTATTCCTTTTTCTTCTAACTCATTATTCCAAAACCTAGCAATTAATTTACTATCACTATCTCTCAATCTTTTATCATGAGTTAAAAGTTTAATAATTTCATTTTTAGTTTTCATTTATTTAGTTTTTAAAAATTATAACCATACTATCGTGCATACCAGCTTTATCTGTAACATATTCACCAAATGTATTTACACCTTTAAATTTTATTCTTTTATATACGAACCTTATTTCTTTTTTGTTTGGCATTATATAATGATGAAAAAGCTTTGTTGATGTTGATACAGGCAAAAGCATTACACATAACTTACCTTTTTTACTTTCTTCTATTGCTTTTTTTACAAATTCTTCTTTTAATTTTCTTGAATAAGGTGGATTTATAAAATTTCTTTCCCCCCATTCTATGTCTAGTCCATTCCATTTTTTTAAATCATGTTGTAAAGGACAAGGATCAAAATCAAAATCAAATTCATTATTTAATTCATCATATATATAATTAGGTGTAGCCCAATCATCTATATGTTTTAAATTTCTATTCTTCATTTTGTAAATTTAAAACTATATAAGCAAAGAATATTCTGCACACAAGTATAACTGCTCAGGTTATTTATTATGAATTTAACTTTGCTCATATAGTTTTGTTTCAAATTTAGTATAAATATGTTTTAATTTTATATAGTATAAAATATTTATTAACTTTTTTACTGTTAATATCTTATTACTTTAATAGTTTTTGTTTATCTTGATAGTACAAAACTTTATCAGCTGGTTTACCTAATGTGTTTACTTCATAGTATGCATTATCTATTACTTTTTTATGAGCATAAACCCATTTATAAAAAGTTCTTATATTCAAAAATGGTTCATCTTTACCAAACCTAACTCC